AGATTAAACGGCTGAGTTCTACCGTCACGCTTTGTGACGTTAAATTTGTTATTCATTAAGACTTCTCCGCTGATTCAATATAGGACTATTATACACCATTTGTACACGAATGTACACAAGTTTTTTACTTATTTTAGATTATTCTTCTGATTCTTCAGGCGCTGCTGGGGTTACAGCGTTTTCGTAATATACTATAATCTCTTTTTGTTGTTCTATGTATCTTCGCAATTCGGCAAAGTTAAGAGACAAGTTTTCATAGTCTTTTACAGAAATGGCAATGTAAGCATCTGGGCCATTTTTAGCTTCGAATTCTTTTTTAAATTCTTCAAAGTTTTCAGCAGATACAACATAGATCTTAATATCGTTTAGTTGTACTTGCTTAGGTCGGTTTACTATAGGTACTACTGTTTGTATAGTATTAGTAACCGTCACTATCTTCGGTTCCGGCATCATCGAGCTGCACCCGGCTAGGGTCAGTGATACTAGTAAGATCGTTCCAAAGTTTATCAGTCGCATTTTGCATCCTCTTTTCAATAAGGCCAGGTTTTTTATTGGCCAAGTGAGTTAAATTATGTTTTTGTAATGTGTTTCTCAACTCATCACCATATTGCTCAGCTCGCTGTAGGTTCTCACCCAGTTGCGAATTAAGCCCATTTAATCTCGTATTCTCGGATCTTTCAAGAGCAAGGGAAGCTTCACTGGTCTGTACAGCCACTTCCATTTGTGCAACGTTGGCTCTGGCAATTTCTAAATCATCACGTATCTTTTTAACGTACAATCCGCCTGATGCCAAAGCACCGCAGATGATAACAATCATTGCAAGTTTTAATGTTGAAAACATTACTTCTCCTTGGTAAACTCTTTAAAGCGTTTCAGAGGCTTCTTATTCATGTTAGCCTTTTTACCTGGAGTAAGATCTACACCACCGCCAGCAACAGCATTAGCCGGTGCGTCTTCTTTCATCAAAGCATCGTGGTTCTTTTTTGAATAAGCATCAGCTTCTGGTTTAGTTTTAAACTCAGCGACCTTTTTATTCTTAATATTATACACACAAAACATGCCTGTATCGTCATTTTTTGCAACATGACTTGTTGGATCCATGGTATGCTTTTTCATCGGTGTAAATCTCCTGCGGTCACGTAGACCATTTGTTTTGTTGCCAAGTGTCGCACCTCATAAATCGCGGTATCGAACATACTACCAACCGCAGATGTGCCTTCAGCAACTGATACTTTAGTACCAGCTTTAGCAATAGTTTCAGCAGTTTTTGGTGACAAAATATCTTCATGTAATATGTATACGCCAGGTTGTAGCTGTTCATTAAGAACAAAAAAACTTTCTTCAATATCTTCACTGAAATCTATATCCATTCTTGTCAAGATATCTTTGATCTGTTCTTCACTCATTCCAGTTGCTTCACGTAACAAGAACAGCGCAGCTGCATATGACGATATTCTAGACTTGCCAAATGGCAGCTTCTCTAGTATTCTTTTAAAATTAAACGCAAGACGGAAAAATATTGTGTAGGCATCTTTTTCGTCAGACGTTTTTGCCTTACGAAGACTTTTACCATTGTCATCTATAAGACCTAACTCATACGCCTCGGTGTCTTCCCAAGGCGTGGTTAGCACTTTGATAAAGCGATATGTATAATAGAGGTCTGCAGCACGTGATACTAATGCCATTATAGATTCCTTAATACTTTAATTATATGAGCATCCAAAGGGATATCAACATATTCGTCTTCTTTTAGATAATTCAAATAAACAAGGAACGTCTTTAGCGTTGATAAAGAGCTTACATCCGTTTTAAAGAATGTCATCCTTTTGGCATGTACAATACCAAATACATTAAAGAGTACTATAAGGTGATTCAATATCAATCGTTCTTGCAGTTCCCCATTTGTTTCATATCGCCGTAGCAATCGTTTCAGATATTTAAAACGATTCAAGTCCTCGTAGAACTCTTCTACTTCGGTACATTGTTTATTGTCATAATACTTAGAAGCATACAACAGAAAATTATCATTATTCAGTTCATCAAAGAGTTGCATCAAATAGTCCTACACTAAATTAATTATTATAGAACTATTTATATTACTATTTTACAAGGTACTTTAATACATTGATCAACGAAGATTTCTTTTCACGTCTATCTAATTCAACTCCATGATCACGACCAAGATCTTCTAATTCAACCTTTGTCATTGATTCAAGATCAGAGTCGGCTGTCACAGGTGGAGCGACAGGCGCTTGAACCGGTGCATCTGCAGTCGGAATGTCATAGGCTTGTTGAGCATCAACGAATTCATTCAACAAAGCTGTAGTCATACGCCGACGCTTGAGCATTTCGCCTGTTTTTTTATGTACAATACCGTTAGGTGTTGCACGACCGTGTTTAAGCAAATGTTTAGATGTTATCATTTTCGAATATCCTTCATAGTTTTAACCGGTTTCTTATCGCCATCGGTTTTATCACCAGGACGTTTTGGTGCAACTTTAGCGTCGTCTTTAGGCTTATCAGCATCTGGACGATCAACTATTTGACCAGTCCGGTGCTTCAAGATAAAGTTAGATTGCTCTTTATCTTGCTGACCTGCGTCTCCGTCAACGTTAGCTGCTTCGTTCATTTCTGATTCGAATGCATCTAACTGAGATTCGTCTAATGAATCAATGTATGCATCAACTTGCTCATCATTCATCTCAGAAATCTCATTCCAATTGAATGATTCTTTCTTCACTGATTCTTCCTTTTCATCTGAGGATTTCTTTTTTACTGCAATTTTATCTGCAGCGGGGATAGGTGCAACCTTTTTAGGAGGAGCTTTTGTCTTTGGTTCTGGCTTCTCTTTAGGCTCCCTTGGTTCAGCATCTGGATCCGGAGAAGGATCTGCCATATCGGAAGCAGCTGCACGATCATCTTGCGATGGAGCATTTACTGCAGCAGGATCACCCTTGCCAGATTTCTTTTCACCAGATTTCTTTTTAGCTTTAGGATCGTCAACATCAGTTTTTGCGTCATCTGTTTCAATATCAACAGCTTCTGATTTTGATTCCCATGGAGCTTTCTTCAAAGATACTTTATCTTTGCCTTTGGCCTGAGCCTTTTTAGATGCAAGAGCTTTTCTGATATCGTCAGGTGAAAGTTTTTTACCTTTGGCTTCAGCAAAGATTTGTGCAATAAGAGGTGCATCGGTTTCTTCAACTACAGACTCAGAAAGCTTCCAGCCTTTCGACAGGAATTCTTTTTGTTTAGACTTATCGATAACCATGTTCTTACCGTTTTTGTCTACAACCATTACTTCCTTCTTAGGATCTTTTAGCTGGCGTACTTCATCAACGGATTCAGTTTTACCGGTACGTGCCATATTATTGGCGCGTTTAGAAATACCTTTAACTGATACATCTGCAAGAGATTTTTTAATCTTTGGAGCTTTATTACGAGCTTCATCGACATCTTCATCTTTCTTTTTATCTGCCCTTGAAGCCCATACTGCTTTACGCTGAGCAGATGACACATAATCTTCATTTTCTTCTTTTTTCAAAGATTTTTTGATAGCAGTACGACGCTTGTGTAGATACTCATCAGATGAATCTGTATCTCCATCATTGTCGATATCAGCATCACCCTGACCTACTGGATCCATACCATCACCATCGTCTAGCTTGGCATCTTTCGCTTTTTTTCGTTCTTGAAGCATTTTCACATATGCTTCTGCAATTGGATTATCCATCCGTATTCTCCTAAATAAATTGTTGTCCAACTAGAGCAGAAGCAACTACTGCTACTAAAATCCAAAATACACGATTAACCACTTTCACGGTAACCGCAGATTCATCTACTTTCTTTTCAATACCGTCGACACGCTCTTCGTTTTTGAGCATGCGTTCCATCATGAATGTTTTATCGCCTTCTAGTCCAATAAGCTTTTCTTCAGCACGGGCTAAGGAAATCATGGTTTCGGCTAATTTGTCAATCTTAGACTCAATTCTATCTAAGCGACTAGTGCTATCTTTCGTATCCATTTAACATTTCCACCTTTTAAGAGACATCGCTTTACGCGTTGGTCTGCCTTTTTCGTCCTTCATAGGGCCTTTCATTCCGCTCATACGAGCACAAAATGATTTGCGCCGATTTGCATCTTTACTTCCGGCCTTAACTTTACCTGTAACTGCAGTCTTTAGATTACCACCGGTTTTCCTATTGACAGCGGCAACACCCTTTGCAGTCATACCAGCACCCTTTTCAGTACTTATATAATGACCTTTGCCATCTTCACCACGTTCAGCAATGTAGTTTTTAAGACTTAACATTTGCTTTGACCTGGTGTATCTTTTCGACGTGAAGCAGCGAGCTTATCAGTACCTATTTCACCGGCACGTTCGCTATCACGAATCTCGTCAAAGGCCTTAGCCTTCTTCTTTTCTTCTTCTTTACCAAGGTTGCGTGACCAGCGCCCACGAGCTCGAAGATACATTTTCTGTATTTCTGTCATTTTCATTATTGTGAGTCCTTAAAATCTTGATCGGTAGGTGCATCTTTAGAACCAGGCTTATTCATCTTCTCGCCAGATCCATTTTTAATGCGTTTACGTTTCTTATGAATATTGTCCCACAATGAATTCTTGTCACCTTCAATAAAATCTTTGAAGCCTTTCTTATCAGATTCTTCTTTAGGTACACAGTTAGGCACTTGTTTACCGTTCTTAGTTTTCATACCAACTTGTTTATGAGTATCCCAACAAGCTTCTTCAAGCTTTTCAACATCAGTTAACCATTTGCGTAGTTTCTTACCACTGGAAGTTTCAACGATTACATAGTTAGTACCAAGCATTGCTACAGTACCAACTTCTTCAGATTCTTTAATAGCTACTGTATCACCCTTTTCGAATAACTCTCCTTGGATGTATGCTTCACGTTCTTCAGATACTGTTTGCAGTTGAATATGCTGACGATAATCATGTGACTCTTTTAAACCTAAACCACTACGCAAATCGTTGAATAGTTGCTTACCGTCTTTAAATCCTTTAGGAAGGCCTTTAGTAAATAAACTAAAATCGTTGGCTTCTGCAGCTGCTCTCATCTTAGAGGCTGACATACCAGATACGCCTTCTGAATCAGGATCGCGTTCACCAGCAGAGATAACAGTAACTCCACCTTCAAAGTTATAAAAACCATGACGGCCTTTTACTCCATTGTACTTACCAATCAACGCTTCGAATTCACTAACACGATCAGAACCAACAACCATAGTAGCTCGGTTATAACCTTGATCATATATCTTTACAAGAATATCAAAAACATTTCTAACTGATTTATCTAGCACAACTGAGCGGGCGTGACGTGGGAACATCTTACGCATATGTTTAATTTTAGAGGTGTAATCTAATGGATTCTTTTTAGTATCAGTAGATTGTGATGCAAAGAACATCTGCTTAGATCCTCTTGCAACCTTCGCAGCGGCATCTAATAGCTTTTCATGCCCTATAGTCGGCGGGTTAAAGCGTCCAAACGTGAAGGTTATTTCTTTGGTGGCTTCGGTGACGTACTCACCAAATGACTTAAATGACATTACTTCGCTCCAGGTGCCGGTTTATTTCTTTGGAGCTTAGCCCTATCTTTGGCTCGAACCGTCTTCAATAGCTTCTTTGCCATTGTTTTTATCTGTAATTTCTTTTTAGATAGTCGGTCTTCGATACCTTTACGAGCAGCATATGACAAGTCAGACTTATCCTTATCTCTAAGAATTTTCTTAACCATAGCAGTCCGCGCTTGTTTCTCTGCACGCTTTTGAAGTTTCTCAGGTGATGCTAGCTTACGTGCCGCACGCTTACGGCCCATCATAATTTTAGCTTTATTACGACGCATTGCCTGTTTTAGCTTCATGCGTTGCTGTGTGTTCAACGCTTCTGTTTGTAATTCTTCTTGCATATCTTTTCCCATTAGGAGCGAGACGGAGTGTCCCAACCTTTAATAACGTCAGAGGAGAAGTTGTTATAGCTGAACGTCATGCGATCAACTAATTTAACTGCTCCACCTTTTAATTTATCAATAGCCACAAAGCCTTCAACTCCAGTTACTTGGAATCCATTGCGAGTTTTAATAAAAGTGTCAATATTGTTTACCTTATTAAGCTTATTTATAATAACTAGTTTCGCCACTACAATGGCATTTTGTAAATCAAAGATAGCCTTTAAGTTCGCTTTATTACCTGTCGAAAAGAACTTAAGCAACTCATCACGCTTTGCCATCTTGCGATCTTTTGCAACTTGTGTCTTTACTTTACCTGCTTCTTTCGCGAATCTTTCTTCGATCCACTTGATGAGCCCCGCGACATGCTTTGTCGTATTTGTAATTTTTTCTCCTCGTCTAACGAACGAGTTATTATACGTTTCGATGAGTCCGGCCAGCTCTTCGTTTTTCGAAAGATCGTTGAGGGCAGATCCTTTAATCTTATTAAAAATCTTACCAGCATCACTGAGCGCTTGGGTGACTTCGTCAGTATCTTTCTGTGTAAGCGTAGCCGTTCCAGATAGATCTCTGAGGTTAGCGTCCTGCAGCCAAACGCTTGACGCCTTTTTGAATGAAGAAGCTTTAACATTAAAGGAGGCTCGCATATTTTCAAACGAATCGCCACTGTAAGAAGTATGCACAACAATCCCCATTCTAGCCTTGCGTATAAATTTGGCTTCCATAGAATCAGCGCGCACAGCATACACAATAGTATTGGGATGGAAAGTAATGTATTTAACACCGTCGATAGTCTCCGTCTTGAGATCATCAGATGTGAACATAAGGTCACCTTGTATTACGCCGGTGATACCTATCTTGCTAAGTTCATCAAAAGCGATCTTGAGTTTCGTTGATAAATCGCCTGACGTATCCTCATCGATATCAGCATGTGATTTATACACTTTGGGATTCTTATTGAATATCCCCTTCTTTGCTACAAAAAATTTCTTGTCAGAAGGATCTATTCCGGCAAATACCGCTGGGGCGCCATCCCACTTAACAGTGACATCAGTTGTCTTCTTAGAGTTTCCCGCGAGCATATCGCGAAGAGCTCTTAGTGCTAATATAGCATCTCGTGCACCGGTCACTCCACCATAAATCACACGATCCTCAATATGAGTCATGTGTGTATTCTTAGATGATGTCGCCTCTGTGACGAGATGGGACTTAAAATTAATCATTATATTACCTTGGTATTTCTATTCTTTATTGCAGTAGCCTTTGCAACGATAAAGAATCGCGCACCAGGGATACCAAATTGATTCTTAGCCTGCTCTGGACGAACATAATACCAACATTCATACTCAGCCTTAGGCTTTTCACTATGTAATTGCGTATGATTTGAAGTAAGTGTGTAAATTGGAATGCCATCTTTAGCAACTCCTAAACGTTTAAAATTC